GTTTTTCCAACCAGCTTCGTTAAAAGTCAATAAGGTAACAGCTCCTGGTTGTACAACCGCAGAATATGCTTGACCACCTAATGCAGTAGCAACATCTAAGTCATAAACAGACGCGAATCCAAATTGATCCCAAATTTGACCTAACTCAACACCATTTGTTGAACAACATCCAGCTTGTGCAAAACGTGCTAAACCGTTTAATTGAGCACCACCAAACATTACTGCTTGTGAACTATATCCACTCATTGTAACCGCATCTGAAAGATCATAAAATCTTGCAGGATTGTAGTTATTAGATGAATCTTGGTAATCTAAACGTAATTCAGTACCTACTACGCTATAATTAGCAATAGTATCTTTTGACCATTGACCAACCAATAAAGCTAATGCAGTTGAAGCATCCGCAGATACTTTAGCATCTACACCATCAATCAATCTTGCTAATTCAGCAGTAAAATAGTCATTAAACCCTTCTTCTGTACAATGTAAGTCTGCTAAAGATACGGTCATTGATTTACCTACCCAGTCATTTGCGGTATCAATAGTATACTCTTCTAAGTTAGTACCTAAATCATCGCCACCAGTACATACAGGTGCAGTTGTTTCATCAATATCAGAAGCCATTAAAGGTCTACGATAAATCAATTCAACGGTCTTAACCTTTGCAGGTGTAGGATTGATAATTTGTTTAATACCAGCTACATTTGCGTTAACAAATTGTAAGAATGGTCTTTGTGCTGGAGATATTCCATTTCCAACGCCTGTAAAATAGTCTGTAAGTTTTGCCTGCATGTTAGGCGCACATTGTTGTACGTTATTAATATAACTCATTTTAATTAATTTAATTGTTTATAAAATTTTCATTCCACAATTCAAGGCTGTAAACACCCACAATTAACTAATTAAAGGCTAGTTATACCCTACGTATCAAATCACAAGAACTATTTAGGTGTACCAAAAAACACTTTCTTTGTTGTGCTTTGTGTATTTTCAGTACCACTATTTACAAATGTACTACTTTTTTGCATTGGTTTGTTAGGTGCTTGTTCATTTAATTGCACTAACTTATTATTAATAGCTTCCTCTTCAAATATTTCAAAAGGGGTTTTATATTTGCCAGCTACCTTTTCATTAGGTATGCGTTCCCCGTTATTCTTAGAAACTACAATAGGTTCGTTATTCTCATCAAAGTCAATATTGTACTTACTCTCAATAAGAGCATTATATCCTATTTTAGCAACATCGGATACTTCATTAGAAAACTTAATCTTAGAAAAGATGTCTTTTTTTAGTACATCAATTTTGTAGTTTTTAAGTTCGTTTGTCTTGCTATCTTTATATTGACCAAATTCCAATTCAACTGCCTTTAAAGCGTTATCCTTTTCTTTAAACCGCTTTTCAAATGTAGATAGTTTTGTTTCGTACTCTTTTATAACTTCATTAGGCTCTGTTATTTTCTTTTCGTAGTCTTGTATCTTAGCTTCGTATGATGTTTTAATCTTTTCGATGTTATTAAATACAAAATCTTCTAATTGTGTGTTTTCAAGTTCGCTATTAGGTATTTCTAAGCCATAGCTTTCATTGATCTTTTTACGAATGTTTTGACCTACTGACTTAAAACTAGAGCCTAAAACGGCCTTACGTATTGATTCATCTTCTACGGCTTGTTTCTTTAAAGTCCAATTACTTTTAACGGTTTCTTTGAACTCATCAATATTACTAGGTTCTTTCTCGAATCCCATGTACTCAAAAATGTCTTTTAACTCCATAATTAATTTTTAGCTTTACGACCTCTTTTTTTAGGTTCTGTTTGTGTTTCTACGGTTTCTTTTAGTTCATCTAGTTCAAATACGGTAACTAGCTTTTGCTCTGTTTCTTGCACCTCTTTAGGCTCAAATGCAGGTGTTTTAATTTCTTGATCTAGTTTTATGTATCCGTATGTTTGCATTGCTTTTTTATTGTTAGCAACGTGTTCAGGAACTTCATTTATATGTCCGTCTTTTTTTCTTAGTACTTTTACCATATAGTACAAATATATAAATATTTTTTGTAAAGCAATAATTTTATCAAAAATAGTGTTAATTAACATTTTTACATATATTTGTCAATATGAATAAAATAGCATTAATAACAGGGGTAACAGGTCAGGACGGTGCTTATCTATCTGAATTACTACTCGAAAAGGGATATGAAGTACATGGTATCAAACGTAGATCATCTATGTTTAATACCCAACGCATTGATCATTTGTATGTAGAACCACATGAAACAAACTCTAAATTTAAACTTCATTACGGTGATATGACCGATTCTACTAACTTAATACGTATCATTCAAGAAGTGCAACCCGATGAGATATACAATTTAGCTGCTCAATCCCATGTTAAAGTTTCTTTTGAAACACCTGAATATACGGCAAATGCTGATGCACTAGGTACATTACGTATGTTAGAATCTATTAGAATACTAAAACTAGAACAAAAAACAAAGTTCTACCAAGCATCGACATCTGAATTATATGGATTAGTTCAAGAAACACCACAAACAGAAACAACGCCTTTTTATCCTAGAAGTCCGTATGCTGTTGCTAAACTATACGGATATTGGATTGTAAAGAACTACCGAGAAGCGTATGATATGTACGCTTGTAATGGTATTTTATTCAATCATGAAAGTCCACTAAGGGGTGAAACGTTTTCAACTAGGAAAATTACTAGAGCGGTTGCTAAAATTAAGCTAGGCATGCAAGAAAAACTTTTTGTAGGTAATATTGATGCTCAAAGGGATTGGGGGCATGCTAAAGACTATGTAGAAGGTATGTGGCGAATGTTACAACAAGACAAAGCAAATGACTATGTACTAGCAACAGGGGTAACTACTTCTATACGTGAATTTATAACAAAGGCATTTAATGAAGTCGGTATAACTATTGAATGGAACGGCAAAGGTATAAACGAAAAGGGTATTGATAAAACAACAGGTAAAATACTTATTGAAATAGATCAGAAATACTTTAGGCCAACAGAAGTCGACTTGCTTATTGGTGATGCTTCAAAGGCTAAAAATGAATTAGGTTGGATTCCAAAGTACGATCTAAATATGTTAATCAAAGAAATGGTAAAATCCGATATTGAGTTATTTGAAAGGGATAAATTACTAATTGATAAGGGGTTTGTTATTAATCATTCAAATGAATAGATTATAACTTTAAACTTTCTTTTTGCTTTTTAGATAGCTTTACAAAACCTTTGTCTATTGCATCTTTTACAACATCTTTAGGAACGCTTAGAATTGATACGGGTACTAGAGAATGTTTACAGCGAAATCCGCCTACATTAGTAAATATATTTTGTTCATTTGTACCTTCTATCTTTTCAGGCCAATTCTTAATAGTTACAAACTTTTGCTTTGATTCACTCCATTCTTTATTTTTTCCCCACATTTCTATTTCTTTCTTGTGGTAGTATTTATTTGATCTATGTACGCAAAATTGCCTACTATCCTCTACTAAACCCCCTGCATATCTAAACCACTCTATGTCATTTGCATCGCTTACCTGCTTAGTGTACGCCCTTTCACTTGTTATCCAAGTGTCCCATGCTATTTGACCAGCGTATGACCTTAATTTGCCTAGCTTGTTTTTATCACCTACTACAATATTACGTATATCCTCTGCCATTTCAACAAAAGAACCCTCACTCGTTACGGTCTTTCTTAATATTTCATTAATAGGCTTTGCAAAACTACTCATTAAAGCATTTTTGCTATATAAGTCATTAAAGGCACTTTGCTTGTATAATTCCACTAGCTTAATACTTTCTTTTGGAACTACTAAACTACTTTCTGTAATACCCTCAAAATAAACGTTATTCAAGTCTATTTGAGTATCAAACTCTTTTATAAAATCATTTACTAAACTTTCATAATCACTTGTACGTACAATCTTTACAATATTGTCGTTAATTTCAGTCATTAAGTCAATATTCTTGTTATTAAGTAAGATAAAACCGTCATTATTACGCTCTAGTTTATCAAATGACTTTAGTAATTCTTTATAAATAGATAGTTCTTGTTTTTCAACGCTATCTAAAAAGTTTTGTGGAACGCTTTCTAAACGCTCTACTTTATCTTTTAATATTTTACTAAGGTCTTTAGCCACTATTCAGTAGGTGTGATCTTTTCAATTTCAATTAGCATCAATTCCTTTTGCTTTTCAATAGGTAAATCAAAGAACCCTTCAATACTATTTGATAGGTTATTAATTACATAAGCACCGCTTGAATGTATAACCTCTTCTTGTTTACTAATCAATTTTTGTGCCAGTTTCATTTTAACCTCTTCATTGTTATACTCTAGTAACCTATCGGCATAAATCAATAAATCAAAGGCTTTTGTACTTTCACTTGTATTAAAGTAAATTGTAGAAATATACTTTTGTAAAATTACTCTAATCAAATAGCTAGGCACATTTGAATCCCTTGCAATCTTTAAAAGTGCTAAATAATCACTTTCAGTTGTAAAGTCAAAGCTATTAGGCTTAACGATAGTAGGTCTTTTATATTTAGAACCATAACGTAACATACCTATCATATCTATTTGCCAAATAACTGAGTCAAATTCTTGGTTTGCTACTTGACTTATTGATGATAATAACGCCTTATTTTCTAAGTTATTAAAAGTTGCTGTTTCGCTATTTATATTTGCCTTATTACTTGTTGTATTTAAGTGCATTATTTTCATAGCGTTTTTAATATCAATTTCAATACCCTCACGTAAATATCTTAATATTTCACTATCAGGACTTACATAACGCATGATCTCGCTAGTAGATATATTTTGGTCTGCTAGGTCTTTGCCGTTAAATAATAACTCCCCATTTGGCGAAATACGGTTTTTCATTCCACTACCGTTACATGATGGGCATTGTGTTTTAGTTACATACCCTTCACTATTAGTAGTAAATAAAGCACCGTACATACATTTGTTTTCTCCATCTGAAAAATCACACTCATTACCAAGCATTATACGTACTGGATAAGCACTTTTGCTTTCAGCTATAAATAGGTTCGATGCCTTTAGTAAAGCTAAATCTAAGTGGTCTACGCAATAGCTAAACGGACTTTCCCAAAACATTCTATTATCTTTCAAGTATGGAACGCCCTCAAGTCTACGTACTAACATTTGGCCAAAGTTATGTTCCAGGACTTGAGTAATTTCAAAAGTGAAACTATTGTATTTACCTACCTGCCTAACTTCATAATAGGCAAAAGGCGTGTGATACTCTAAAACAAATCCTTTTCGTTTTTGCTTGTTGTCTGAATCGGTAACTATGCTTTTTTCATCTAGTATTACAAGTGCGTGTGAATCCTCATCAAAAGATAAAACCTTTTCACATGAATAATAATAGCAAGTTGGCTCTAGTAATTCTTGATCATTTAAAACCATTTCGCCCTCAACCTCTTTAAAATTGTATTTGTAAGGCTTAACAATAATAACACCGTTAGGGTCTTGTGCTTTTACCTTTGCCATTGTGCTAGTAGCAAAGTTTAAAATAGAACCATGTAAGTATAAACCACTTTCTAAATAGCTTTGTAGCGTATTTTCTGCATATAATTTATCATCTTCTTGGTATGTTATACTCCAGTTGCTATTATGCCATGCCCGACCCCTTGTATTTAAGTAGTCTAAGAAAACAGGCATAGTTATTTGCTTAAAGTTAGCTTTTCTGTATGCAAATTCCTCATCCGTTTCGTTTGGAGCACGTTTAGCGAATAACTCACTAGGAAATTGACCGCCCTCACTATGTACTAAAACCCTATGATATTGCTTTACAATGTCATTGTAACCTTCATACGGTTCTATATTATTGTTTTTACCTATACCCTTTAAAAAAGGTATGATATTATCTTTTAGTAATTGCTCTAACTCCATTTCCTTTTAATTTCATTGTTTCAAAACTATTTCTCAAAATACATCCACATTTACCGCCACGTTTAGCCGTTGGCGTGTTTTTCGTGCATAAACTTTTTACTTTCATATCCGTTAAATTTCTTTACTAAACTATCATACCATTGTATATACTTAGGTTGTACCATTGTACGGCCCCTACCATTACCATATAATGACAATATAGTATATTTTTCTTTTATTTCGTATAGTGGTGTATCAATATTTTTGCTACCAAAGAAAACAGGCGAATAACCTAGTTTAGGTATATGTCCAAGTTTTGCAAAAGTACCACTAAATATAAGTTCATCAGGCAAAGTACCGCCCCATGTTTTACGTAGTTTAGCCTTTGGATATGCTTTATATTCATTTGCAACCTCGAATATTTCTTTGGCCTTAGCATCTTTGCGTATGTACATCCAAGAACTATTTATACTTGGTAAAATGTCAGTATCTTTGAGGTTAAAGTGTTTAAATATCGCTTCATTTGTAGCCCAAATAGAATAGTGAATAACATCATTTTTTCCACCAGTAGCCACAATATCAGTAATAACGCTATTAGCACCGTTAATACAAACGCTAAACAACGGTTCAATGCTTTGTAACGTGATTCCATCGACATCTAAATATATATTGTGTTCATAAGGTAGTAAATCATACATAGCTAGCTTTACCATAGCAGGGTTAATACCTACACCCTCTGTATAAATTAAGTTATTATCTAAAGTTATAATGTTTTCAAATAATGAACTATTTGGAACGCTAAAACCGCTTTCAATAAAAAGTGTAATATTAATGCTAGGATCAAATTGTTTTATACTTATTGCCATATTGTGAGCCATGAGTACATAACCTTTTTTACCAAATGCAAATAATATAATCCCTTTATCTTTCATATAAAAGGGGGCATTTAACCCCCTATTAATTTAGTCAAATAAACTTGAACTATTAGCGTACAAATTACCCATTAATTTAGATCTACCTTTAAAAGTAGTTTCAAATCTAATAGCTTCGTTTGTATCATCAGGAACTATTGGAGAACCTTCGGCTGTAAGTCGATAGTTTAACCATATAATTTGATCTGAATCTGCTAATCTTACTAATGCACCCCCAAAACTTTTGTTATTCAATATTAAGTCATAAAGAGTAATATTATCTTGGTTGTAATTAGCGTCTACTACTGTAATAGTTCTATCATAGTTAGATACAGGAGCAACCGCTCCAGCTATATATGATGTAGTTGTTACGGGTGATGCGGCAGGTATTCCTACCTTTACACTTTTAAACACCTTTAATCTACCAGCATCATACTCTGCTTGCAATTCTACTGAATCTGATGGATCAGTAAGTTGGTGATCGCAAGTAAGGAAAGCAATAGCATCTGAACCGCCAAGAACTTGGGTATTACAAGAGTTTGGTAAGTGATCTGTCAACTCACCACAATCATAATCTACACAATTAGGCATAAATTTTAATATTTAATGTTTTTATCGAGTTTTTGAAGCCTACGATAAATACGGCCACCTTGTGAATGATATAACAAATATACAATTATTTTAAATTGTATAATAAACTAAATTCAAATTGCATTAAATCTCGGTAGTGTGGTCTTAATGTCATGTCTATGTATAAATTATCATTATCTAGTTTCTGAATAACATTTAAACAAGGGTAATGGATATACCCATCAAACATTATATTAGAGCCAATAATAATATGATCTAGTGTAACAAAATTAGCACCTAGCTGAATACCTGTATCTATTCTCTTTTTAAAAAAGTTTTGATCTATAAAAACCGCACATTGAAAATTGTTATATCTAGCCTTTGTAATAAACCCGTAGCGTAATTCATTAAAAGTCATTTGAGTATTAGCACCTACAAAGAAATTAGTTTGTGCTTTTAAATTGACAAAAAATGTCAATAAAAGTATCGTTATATAGAAACTATTTCGCATTCTTAAAATATATTTTTACTTCTTGTGGTGCAGGAATATTACCCCCAAAGTAAGGCCACAAATGATAGTTAAATTGTGCTAAACACTTAGTAGACTTTTTATGTACATAGGTAATGTCTTTAATCTTAAAAGTATAATCTTTTGTAGTTTGTATTAACTCATAAGTGTAAAATTCGTTTATATTTACACTCGTTAAATATCCATGTATTCGTTTGCCATGATCGTATATGTAGTAATATATTTTAACTGAATCATTTACATAGTTCCAACCAAAGCGAGCCGATATATAGTCATGTGTAGCATAGCAACCATTAAAACCAAATAGCTTATTAATATCGAATTGATTGATACTATCAATTTTATAAACAGCACTTTGATCGAACTTTATTTGATACTTTAATTTATTAGCTATTACTTTATGCTTTGCATCTGAATAGTATTCGCCTTTTTTAATAGTGTAAACCGTTTCTTTGTCTAATTGTGCTTTTGCACATCCGTAAAAGCTAAATAAGGCAAATAAAAGTATAATTTTCATAGAAATGTTTAAAAATTTATTTCGTTTTGGTGTTTGTTTAGTTTGGCAAAAAGCATTAACGCTTTCATTCATAGCTATGTCTAGTTGTTTCTTTATATGCTTAAAAAGAAATACACACTCATGGTAATGGCTGTATGGATTATCTGTTTTCAACAATGTGTTTGATTTCATCTAGTTTTTCAATTATAGTTCTACAATCTTCGCTATTACTTGTTAATCCCTTCTCTAACCAGTCATGCCATTTTGTAGATAGCTGTATAAAATCTACTGCTAGTTTTTCTAATTGTACATCTTTAGCTACGTAGCGTTTTTGAAGCCACCAAATAACAACACCCATTACCACTATTACAGGTGCTTGTTTTAAAAGTACATCCCATAGTTGCTCCATATTACTTAATTTTAAAAGATTTAATTTTAGAACTATCTTCAATCATAATGTTTCTAATAAACATTAAACCTTCAGATTCACTTACTGTAATTACTATTCTAGGATTGTGAAAATCTTTTATTTCTACTACGTGTTTATCTTTATAGTAGGTAATACCCCAAACGCTTTTTTCATGTGTTTTAAGCATTTTAATTAGCTTAGGAGGTACAAAGGCTGTTAAAGATAATATGATAAATATTATTATTACGTGCTTGACTTTTAACTCTATGTTTAAAAAGTCCTTCATAAGCCTAGCCAGTCCTTTACTACTACTTGGTAAACCATGTTTAAAAACATCCAAGCAAATTGAAGTGTAAACATTAATAAACCAATGTAAAACAATGTGTTTTTTTCGTATTCGTTTACAATAATAGCACCGATAATAAGCACCAATGTACTTAATAATATTCTACCAATATCGGTAATAAAAAGGTATTTAATAAACTCCCACATAACTAACGTATTTATACAAAGATAATTAAAAACACAATATGTCTAATTGTGAATCGTTCATGTGTTGTTCTTTGTAGATATTCTTAAAATTATACCCATATTTACGTAAAAAGCCAAATAACTTATCTCTATTAGTTCCAGCACGCTCTAAAGCAAAGTCATTCACTTCTATCATAAGTATTGGCTTATGTCTTAAAATAGTGTTTTTAGCACCATTTAAAACATTCACTTCATATCCTTCAACATCTATTTTAATAAAGTCGCATTTTTTCAGTTTATAATCATCTAAAGGTACAACCGCAACGGTATTTTCGTTTTTAACCTCACTAGTCTTAATAAAAGACATTCCTATATTATCATTTTCACAAATAGGAATACAAAATCCATTACTTTGGCCTATTGCAATATTTTCTATATGAACGTTCTCATAACCTCCTAAATTATACTCTAAGCATTCAAATGAAGGCTTGTAAGGCTCAAATGATAGTACTTCGCCTGCTTTGCCTACCTTGTTTAAAAAAGCATAGGAATACGCCCCTATATTTGCTCCAATGTCTACTACTGTATCGCCTGCTTTAATATATGGCAATACAACTGGCAAAGAATTTTGATCGAAGTCTAATCTTTTGTTTTGTTGTACCCATAATCCAATATGAGTATCATTCTCTAATATTGCCCAACCCTCTTTTGTCTTAATCATGGTATCTACTTATTAATCTGTGTATTTCCGCAAAGTTCTCTTTGTATGGTCTTAATGAGTGTGCATCTACATATTGTTTATGCTTATCCCATACCCAATTAGTTCTATCTACCCTATCATTTGCCATATCCCTTTTCAGCAAAAATATATCTTTTTTATCCGACATTAGTATTTTTTCAGTTGCCCAAAACTCATCATAACACCAAAACTTATTCTCTATTTTATCGTAACACTCTTTGTTGTTGAAATTACGCTTTAAAAGCATTTCTAAACTTTCACTAAAAATGCTACCTGTTTGTAAAACGTGTTTAAAAACATCACCTTTTGCGACATGATAGCAACTAGGTAGCCTTGAATAACTATCTATACAATCATTCAAATGTAGATACGCATTTGCATTATACCCTGCAATACTTTCTACAAAGTAGTCTTTACTTAATGGTATCATGTCTATATCCGTTATGATTGATACCTTATCCATTTGTTGAGATGCCCACCAATACCTTGCCCAACAAGTCGCAATACCTACATTCTCTTTAGGCTCACCCATATGAATAACCCTACCATGTACCGTTCCAATAGGCTCATTTGAAAAGTATAGCAAAACAGGTGTTATACCTAGTTTTTTCTCCCATATCCATGATATTACAGGCCAAAAATCTAAGTAGTGGCTGTTATCCGCACTCATTACTGCATAGTCTATTTTCATGCAATAAAGATATAAATTATTTCAATATATTTTGAATAATCGGTAATTGTTCATCAAAAGAACCCCAACTCCATAACTGCTCTATGAAGTGGTCTTTATATTCCCAATTTGCTGTATCTGTTAGTATGTAATTATGTGGTTCGTAATTTTCAATAAACACCCCAACTACATTAAATTCTGAAAACCTATCTTGCTTTAACACATAGCTTTTCATGTCCTTTTTAAGTGAATATAAATTTACTAACGTTTCACGTCTGTACATCATGCAGTTTCTACGCATGTACTCATATTCAACAGGTATTTTATAGTCAAAAAACTTTTCAGTTGGCTCTTTCCAACAAATAGCATCACCTACGTGTTCATACTTTGTTTTTAGTATTTCAGTACACCCGTTTTCACGTATTAGCGTTTGTAAGTTAATAGGCCGTTTAAAAATACAATCTGAATCTACAAACATGATGTAATTAGAGAAACAATAGTTATGTGCATTTAGCTTGCAATATTGCTGAAATATATATCCGTTACCTATTTCCTCTTCGAATATTATATGAACCTTTTTAGGCAATACATGTGGATTAAAATCTACATTTGAACCCATAGGCAAAACTATTACCACGTTATCAACTCCAGTTACAAACTTAGATATACTTTCTAAGCAATAGTAAAGGTATGGAAAATCTTTAGGGTAACTTTTAATAAATATATCTATACTCATAATACTATGTTTCTTGAATTTCTTTTAAACCTATCATATACAAACCTAGTGGCATGTCCATGCTTACCTCTAAACTTTGTCAATCCCTCTTGTTCTATCAATAGATTAGCTGTATTAATCCATGACTTATTATCGTATTGTAGTTCGTGTTTCTTGTGGTAAAATTCTCTATTATGTAAGAATAACACGTTAACACCGTTTGTAGCACATTTATAAGGAATCCAAAAATCCCAATGACATTGGCCTAAAACAAATTTACTAGGTGGAAATAAGTTTAAGTATTTCTTGTTAATAAAAAACGTGTCCATACCTCCTAAATAAAGCCTACCTTGTTCAGGCATCTCATCATAGTCAACTCGATGTCCTATCAATACGTTATTTTGCATTTTACGTATAATAGAATTGTAGATAGTCATTTCACCAAACCATATATCTGAATTACAAATACAAAAGTTTTGTTCATCTGAATTACGCATATACTCAAAGATAGCATCTATTGGTAAATATGTTTTACCATATATATCCCTAAACTCTTTATCTGTTTTAACGTAGTTTAGCCCTTCATAAATAGGTACGTTTTCGCTAGTATGATTGATGCTAATCGGATAAAATCCATTTTTCACCCATGAATCTACGGCCTTTTGTTGTATGTCCTTGTTTTTATGTGTTGGACTTACAGAGGTTATAAGTATCATAGTACAAACCCTTCAAGAATATCTTTTTGTTCTAGTGTTAACTCATATTCATCAATATATTCTACAATATGACTTTCAATATTATAAACATCTACTCTTGAACTTTCGTATAACTCTTTTTTAGCCTTGTTTAGTTCTTTTAAATTATCTTTTGAATAAAGATACCTTTCATCTTTTATTAGTAAATTACCGTCTTTATCTACACTTGCTTTGTCAATATCTAAATCCTTTAATTTATCTACATATTCTTCAATAGTATTAGCTAGTTTCTTTTGCACTTTTTTCATTGCATATGATAACTTACTTTCGCCTTTGTTCTTTTTTACATACTCATTTACAAAAGCATTAAAATCTAGTATTTGCTCAAATGTTTTTTCCATAACTTTATATATTTTCACAAATATATATAAATTACTTTACACTAAAAAAAATACGGTTATTTTATTACAACCGCATCAATAATGTCAATAGTAGCTATGTCGATAGCAAATTCTTTTGCCATTTCTTCTTTTAAGATAAAATAAAAGATGTTTTCAATAATATCCATCGAACTCGCACTACCAGCACCTAATTTAGCTAAATAAGTATTAAAAGCATTCTTGTTCACACTTACGTTAAAAGGTCTTATATTTACCTTTTCGCCTTGTGATGTGTAATAGTATTGACCGCTTATACGAATATTTTTAAATTCAGTTACATCAAATACTAATATTTCAGCTTCAAAAAAGTCTTTTTTTCTTTCTATTAAGCCTGTATTGAAGTCTATTTTTACGTTTGTCTTTAATTTCATTTTAATTTATTTTAACTATTATAATTTAACCCACGCTCCATTTTCGTAACCCCAAAATCCAACGCTTGTAAACGTTCCATTCGTATCTGTTACATATAAAGATAAGCCGTTTACGCCTGTTATTGCACTTGCTTGCGTTGCAGTCATTCTCGCTGTTAAAAAACCTCCGACGGTACTTGATATTTCAAGCCTTGAACTCGCATTTGGTGTTGCCGTTCCTATGCCTACTCTTGTTTCTAATAGCGTAACAAAATTACCTCTTTCAATATAAACGGCTGTATTAATAGCGCCTCCCGTTATATTCATGTACAACCCGTATTTATTTGTCGATGCCGCAGCTGCTGAAGATTGTATTGTTACTATCGTGCTATTACCGCTTGATATGTTTTCTTGATTAAACGAAGCCATTTGTGTGTGCGTGCTTGCCCCAATACATTGGAATTTAATTGTTGTACTGGGTGCGTTACCTAAATAAAGACCACCTCCAACTGAATATATGTGTGAGCTATCAATAATGTACATAGCTAAGTTTCCTGTGCTTGATAAATACGTCGATCCACTTACTGCAATACCAATACCAACGTTGTAACTTACACTATTTGTAACTGATGTAACGGCTTCTATTGCCGTTGGTTTCTTAGCCGCATCCGCATTCGTTCCGCTTGCATTCGTACAAGAAAATAAACTTTGATTCTCGGTATCTACATACGTTCTATAAAATTGGTATCTGTATGTACTTGAACTAACGCCACTTATAATGCTTGCATTATACCCACTACCTATTGTAACACCAGCAACCGTATCTGTGCTTGGATTACGCACAAACCTAAAACCGCTACCAAAACCGCTAAAGGTTAATGTATCGCTTGTTGCACTTGCAAACATACCACCATGAACGGTATAAGAACCGTCCGAAGGGCGTGCCATTTCAATACCTATACCTGTTGTTTGGGTCAAAATAGTCGCTAAATTATGACCTGCCTTCCATTTGCTATTTGCTGTGCTAGTAGTAAAATAAGCAGTTCCTGAACCATCAATATTTAACTTTAAAGTTTGTGTATTATCAGTAGTTCCCGTTGATCCAGCAGGCGAAGTATAAACATTAAATTGTGATGTACCTGTACCAGTTGATATACCACTATATATATCGTAATTACCCCCGTTTTTATTAGTCGCACCACTTGTTGCACCGCCTGCATAATGGCTAAACGATACCCCTGCTGTATCTGCTGTTGTATGTCTATTAACACCAAATGTACGTGCTGTATTACCTCCAAAACTGAATGAATAAGTATAAGTAGCTGTATTAAAACCTATGTTTGTACCGTTATCAGTTAAAGTACCATTTGTAAAGGTATTAGAACCTGTTGATACGGGTATAAAACCTGTTGTAACACCACTTACTCTTGCATACGTTGCATTGTTCACATATGCAGACCCGTTCCATGCTAATACATCATTTGTAGCTAATCCTGTAATAGTTACATCTGTAATATCATCTAATGCAACAGAGCCCACTAGTGCTACAAACTCAAATGTTTCTGTTGCTGAATTATAACTAATAGTATCACCATTACTCAAATAAGTAGTATCAACATCGGTTAAACCTACTAAGGTACTTTGACCTATTCCTAACTCATTAGCAATTTGATTAAAGAAATTAGCCTTTGTAAATTTCTTGTACGCTGTACCCCTTTGTAGTAAGTAGTAGTCGGTACTATCTGAACTTACAACCTCATCATATTGACTTATATATTTACTCATCTTATTATATTTATTCTAGTGAAATTACAGGATCATTTGTTTGTGGATCAATTAAGCAAAGGTCATCTTCAGGATTTAAGACACAAACGGTGTCATCGCTACAACCTATGCCTAATGATACACATGCTTTACTTTCTATTGTACTATCTACTTCTAATAATTGCAACGTTACCAAACCTGCATTATCTAAGTTACCATCGTATTGTAGGCTGAAAAACTCTTCTCCGTTTAATTGGTATTCTGTATTATCAACGTATATATGATCTAATCCTATTAATGCAGTAACAAAGTCTAACATGTATTCAGGTAACAAAGCCAGCTTTAATTGCTTAACCTTTTTACGTTTAAAATACGCAGTTCTAGTGTTGTTTAATGTACCGTATGTATAAGACTTAGCTTCAAATGTATATTGTGGATTAACTATCGCACCTTCTACCCTTGCTCTTAAATCAAAGCTACTAGAACCAAAGTTAAGGCCAAAAGTATAATCTACATCGCTACAACCATGTAATACAACCGTATCACAAACATTATCGTTTAGTTTTATTTTTGTGCTTATATAATTACCTTCTAAATCATTCTCATTCTGTAAATAAATACGTGCTATACTAACTTTACACGTAGCACCGCCACTCATAGCTATCTGAAATGTTAATTGCCCTCCATCGGAAATAAAAGAGCCTGTTTTGTTACCATTACCAGCAACTACATGACTATCATTATCACCTGTAAAGCCTACTAATAAAGTAATACCTCCAGTACCTAAAGAAACATCGGTAAAAGTAACTGTATAATTATAGGTTAATCCAGCAACAGGTGCTACATCGGTAACTATCTGAAAATAGCCTATAACACCTGCAATATGTGTTAGTTGTATTTTACTATCTCCATTAAAAGTACCTATGATGTTTGCACCATTAAAATCTAGTTCTTCTATTTGTGAATAGTTAAAGTCTTGATTAGGTAAACCGTTTTGTAAGTTAGTATTTATTGATGGATCACATACCTCTATTTGGTAGCACCCACTACTTATTTCTAAATCGGTATAGTCTACACTTAATGTAATGTTATTGCCTATTCTTCTAAAAGGCTCACTACCGTAAGGATATGTACCGTTTAAGTATTGATATAACGCCCATGATCTTACAACCGTATTATCAGCTAAATTACGAACTAAAAATACATAGTTTAAGTCTACTGCATAGGCTTTTACATAGTCTATTTGTACATCTGTATCTATTTCACTTGATGCCCATGTAACGGCTGTTGTTTTATCTGAACTTGTGTACATTCCGTACAATTCAAATACCCCTGTTTGACCTGCTGGAATGATAAGGTATTCACTACCTGCAAATAAAGTAATACCATAAGTATTAGCATTTACTTTTACCTCTACTTTCATTAAAGCATTTTCACCAAATGGAGCGTATAAGCTATTTGGATCAAGTATCATATATCCACTACCACTAACAGGCATTTCAGTTCTAATAACACCGCCTGCCCATGATAAGTTAAGTAAATCCCATCCAACAGAACTGCTAACAAAATCACTATTGTAAATAAGTTGTTCTGCATTAGCATTTGGGTAAACATTGAATTGTACTTGTGTAACATCATCAGCATTCACAAGTGTCTTATATTCAATATCATTTAGGTTAGTACAAGTAGTTTCGTTACCTGTAAAGTAAACCGCCTGATTCCTTATTATGTCGAAATTTCTACTTAGCATCTATTTTTTGACTAGCTACAACAAATTTACATAAATTATCTTTATGGTCGATCGTTAAATTTTTCACAATTCCTCTTGCTGTAATTTCGGGTGTATTTATATTTGCATTTACAGAACTAGAAGCTATAATACTGTTTATTTCATCGTTTGTTAACCAGCTATCAAAAGAAATATCGTATATATTCACGTTTTGTGATTGGCTTGTGGTAATAGAACTACCACCGTTAACGGTATCGGTACATGCAAAGTATAAAGGCTTGAATAAGAATATAGAACCCCCTGTTTGCCCTTCATAATCTGTAAAATAAATATCATCAGGTCTTTCGTAAATATGTGTAGGAATACCCATTGGCGTTCCATCTATTCTAGCGTATTCAGCTAAATATATTTCAAGTTCTACGGTATCACTAGCTTCTAAAAATATAACTTTTGATGTTTTGCCATTCCAAGCAAAGGCTGTTGTATATTCATTTGCAAATGTAGCATTAACATCAATATCAGTAGCTTCACCATCTACTGCCCAAAATACTGCATTAACACCTGCTGTTTGTGCTGATAATAACACATCACCGTTAACCGTTACCGTTCCAGCCGTTGAATAAATAGTACCACTATACCTAGATCCCGTTCTATCTAATTCAGTACCCCCACTATCTCTACGTACAAATGTTTGTTCATACGTAAACCTTCTAAAAGCCTTATTTGATACAAAGAAATTAGTTAAGGCTTCAAATCTATAAAACCCTGTTTGAGGGCAAACAAATACACTATTAGCTTGTGTAACCGCATTACCTTGTACCGTTCCGTTACCAAAGTTATTATTAGTGTCAAATGGTAATATAGAACTACCATTTGGTAGTATAGTAGCTGAATAATCGTTTTTAAACTGGCATTTGGTAGTTTGATCTTTACGTACCCCATTTACGTTTATTGGATTGTTATAACTATATGATGTTTGTGTGGTTTGATTAGTAATACTTCCAGCACTTAAAAACACATCATCGCTATCTTGTACGTGTATTACTAAATCACCATATATAACATGTCTACTAAGAATAGCACTATTGATAAACATTTGATTGTAATAGTATTCAGAATTATAAAGGTTGCTAAATCCTAAAGTATCACCCTCAACCGCACAATTTGTATCGCTATTGTATTGAATTATAAATATATCACCATCAAAACCTTCATCACTCCTAGCCTTAGATAGTATGTTATGATCTATTACCCATTCAATAGATAAATCTAGTTGATTCTGCGTTACGCATTCTTTTTGAATTGTAAAGACTTCATTTGCAAAAGAATTACCGTTAATAATAGGAAAGTGGTACGTAGGTAATATTTCACTATTGGTCTGCATGCTTGAACTACTACCTAGTTTAACGCTATTGTATAGCTTGTTTTGATCTATTTTAATATTTAAGCTAGTTACATCGGTTATTTCTAAAGTATGTCCAAACGATGTTAAGTACGATTCGTTTTCAACTCTCATTGTAATATCAGATCCATCTATCTCAAATACTATTATTACGTTCATTAATTTCTTAACGTGATCGAATAAATCCTGTAATGTAAAGAATGGATAATCGCCTGCACCCGTTCGATATAAAACACCATTTGTAAGTATAATCTTTTGATCTACTGGCAATCCATCATACCAAGCACTCTCAAAAGTTACTTCATTATCTGAAATATAACTAACTACGTGTGTAAAAACGTCTACTAAATCCCAACCTTTAGCAGAACTATTAACTAATGGTGTTGGTTCGCTTGCATACCAAAAGGTTAAATCACATAGTTCTATTAATGTAGGGGGAACTAAAGCTATTTGAGCACCTATTGTACTACTCTTAGTTTGCTCTGCTTTCATATTTACAGAAACATCCCAATTACTAGATATTTTAGTTTCCCAACTATTATTTACAAAAGAAACATCTACACTACACTTTTTTACATCAAAATCACAATCAGTAATGAATAAAAACCCATCAAAGATCGTATATTCAAAGTCATGACCTTGTTTATATACTTTAGCCGTTAACTTACCACAATAAGAATCAATAAGCCTATCAAATAGATATTGGTATGTATCACCAACAAATGTAAATACCGTAGGCATAATGATCTTATAAATACCCATACCCTCATCATAAACAACGCTATGTTGTACGGTCTTATCCTTAGAAACATCGGTAATATTACTAACTACATTACCGTAACTGTCTGTTATTTCTACTCTAAACATTAAATCTTACGTTTATTAGTGTATGGCCTACCCTCTTTTAAAGCATCTCTTATTTCTCTTAGTATTTCTCTATTCTTTTGGTCTGAACTTAATAAATTAGCATCGTTAAAGCTATTGATAATACTTTGTCTTATGTTTTCACGTTCCTTTTTTAATGCAGGTATGATGTACCTACGCTTGTTATACTCTTCAAATGAACCCTTGTTAATATGCTCTAAAACATCCATATGTTTAGGTGTTTGTAACTTATTTACGATAAATTCGTTACCCTCCGCTTCAATAATAACACCGCCTTGTCTATGGCTTTTACCTTGTATTAACCCCCCTTTCTCAAATTTAGGTAAAGGTTGTGATTGAATTGCTGCAACTTCGGCAGCAACAGATAAACCTACTAAAGCACCTGCAATAGGACCTAACTCGATAAACGCTTGTAAGGTTGCTAAACCCCCTTTTAATATTGCTTGGAATGATGCAACCGCCTTTTCACGTTCTTGTTGTTTTAAACGTAAACTTGCTATCTCTTGGTCTGCTTTCTTTTCAGCTTTTGTCTTTTCAGATTGGTATTTCTTTTCGTTAATAGTTCCCCGTTCTAATTGGTCATCTAAAGACTTAATCTTAGAATCCCTTATCATTTCTTGATTATCTATTTCAGTTTGTGTAAGGTTATTAGATATTTCAAGTAA